GCTATATACTGATCATTTCTATATGCTACCGATATATTGGTAAGCAATTTATCATAATGGACTGACTGTACACTCGGCATATTTTTCACCCTTCCTTTCCTTACGGTACATAGTAGTGGCTAACGTTAATCTTAACAGAAATGATGTCACCATCTTCCCCGTCAGCTTCTGCGTATCCGAGGATGTTGTACGATCCGTGACCTTCCTCATGGCCCTGAACAACAACAACAACTTCAGCAGTTACGGGAGTACTTCCACCATCAAATTCCGGAGGAATCTGATACCCCTTTTCGACTGCGGTAATGGTTACGACATCGTCAGTGGCATCGGCTACAAAATCATTATCTTCATTTATTTTATTTTTAATTGCGGCAGCAACCAAAGCAGGTGTGGTATCAGTAGCTGCCAGAGCAACTGTTATAGGTGTACCGTTAAGAGTAATGGTGATATTCCCTACAGCATCCGTTCCAGACTTAATAGTAATTTCAGTTACTTCCTGCACACCAGGGTTCTGGGGCATTCTCTTTACAGTACCACCAGCAGCAAGGATAACCCTTTCACCATAGCTTACGTTACCGCTCAAACGAACTTTGGCGATACCCGAAAGCTGTACTGCAACATTCCTGCCAGTCTGAATACCACCGGCACTTGGGGCATTGGTCAATTTTGCATCATTCGTAACAACGCCCAATGGAATGGCATTGTCCACTAGTGGAACCGCACAGCCACCTTCTGATAAACCGTAAGTTACAGCGGTGTTCTGTTCAATGAGAGGATCTTCAAGGATATATGTTTTTTGCATACCTGTAGTCTGCCCTGCCATATTTATTCACTCTCCTTACTATATTTCATATACATAATCTTGGTGGCTTCCTGGATAGAAACCTTATTTTCCTGAGCATATTTCATTGCCTCGTCAGCAATAAAATCTCTGAATTCCTGTTCAGTCTCGAAGTCTGTCTTGCTAACAGGGGTCTCGAACTTTGAAGCGTCCTCAGCGTTCATGTCTGTAACACCCTTGCCCTCAAACTTGCTCGCAAACTCGGTGTCAAACTTCTTGATAACGTCCTTTATCTCGTCTATTGACAGAGTTGAAAGGAACTTGTTGAACATTTCCTTCGGGAACGCATTCCCCTGTGCTCTGATTCCCGCCTCAAGAGCCTGATTAATCAAATCAGCCTTATAGGTTTCAGCAAGTCCGACCTTTTCGGTCAGTTCATTGTTCTCTGCCTCAAGCTTCTGGATCTGCTCATCTTTCTCCGATAATGCTGAATTAACTTTTGCAAGCTCTTCGTCTTTTGCAGAGAGCTGGTCTTTAAGCTCCTGATTCTCTTTCTCTAACTCAGTCACATCGACTGACTTGACCGAAAGTTTCTCTCCCAGAGCGTTTTCCAACTCATCCTCACTGGAAAAAGTTATATCAAACTTATTCAAAACTTCCTTGATCTTATCCAGTTCCACTTGCTCTTCACTCCTTCTTCTGAGATATTCAGAACCACCTGTTCTTGCTTCGGTATCTGTTACTAAAACAGATCCGTCTTTCGTATAGTATTGGTATATAGACGCATCAACAGGGATATCTTTAAATGTATCAATCACTTGTAGTTTAGACGAACTTTCAAAATCTGTAACATCCGCAGAGAAGTTGCGTATTACACTTGCCCGATCACATGCCCCTGCGTATACCAGTGAATCTTCAAGGAGTTTTCCTGCTCCGTCCTCCCCCACTAAAACATAGCAAGTCTCAACAGCGTCTTTTCCGTCTTTCTCTACTGCATATTTCTTTCCTGGTATGTGGGGGCAAGCAAAATAATCACGGATATCGTTGCCGCAGATTGAGCAAGTCCATTTTTCTGCTTTGAAGCCGATTGAGGTAGCAAAATTGATGCCTGTATCAATGCCTTTAGCGACGTCATCCGTAGTGAAACCGCCCTCAAGATTGATACCAAGAGGTATGTAGAAGTCACCGTACAAGGAGATAACATCCGTACCTGCTTGTGCAACATACTCTCTCTTAAAGTAAGCACTGAAAGACCTGCCGACAGGCAGTTTTCTATTGTTATGTACTAACAATAAAGCAACACCTTTCTCCAAGTCCTGTGCAAATGTATTAAGCAGAGGCTCTTGGATTATTGAATAGTAAGTGGTGGGCAGGTTATCAATCAGCAAATTCGAGAACACATAGCAGTTGTCCTCGGTAAGCTGAGTCTGACTGAATCTTGAATTTATTATCTGTAATTGCTGTTCAGTTGGTTTTGGCATGATAAACACTCCTTTTCTTATTGATTATCTGAAGCATCTGTATTACCACCCGCTCTTGGGTTTGTGTCAGTTGTTCCTGAAACAGGCTGACCATCGCTATTTCTAACGACAGCACCTGGAACTCTCGGTTCTGGACTATCAGGAGCATGACCGACAGCTCTCTGGGCGGCTTCTTCCTGTGAAATCCACCCTCTGTCATAAAGCAAGGCAATATTGTTTAACCGTGTAGACTCAAACTGCTGCTGTTCAAGTTCCGTTCTTATTTCAATAGGTCTGAAGCGGAATTCCACAACACCTTGTTTCCCTCTGATATTCAAATAAACAGTAAGCATTTTCTCCATAAAGGAAGCAATGTACTTTTGGATACCCCCCAGTCCTGTCAGATAGAGCTTTATTTCTATCTTTGCATAACTCTCTGTCTGACCTGCCCCTCTTCTGCCAAGCAGAGTAGATAGAGTTTTAACACCACTTTGAATCAAGTTGTCAATTACATGCATCAACTTGTCTGGGTCAAAGAGAGCACCACCCTTACCACCGGCTTCACCTATCTTTAAACTGTCGTAATGGACAAACACATCATCAGGATTCAGCTTGCTGTACATTGCAATAATCTCATTAAGCCTGTCTCTCAGCCATTTTTCCTTCTTTTCGTCATTATTACGAACAGCAATAGGCATACGCTTAAGCAAAACTTCTTCAACTATAGTCAAATCCAACCTTGGATACCCTTGGTTGTGAACGACTGCTTTAAGGTCATTAAGAACTTGCATCTGGAACAAAACTATGTTTAAAGCCCCTAAAATGGGAGATCTGCCGTAAGGGTCGTCTATTTTTTCGTCAATTCCCTCATAGAAGAAAGTAGGGATGTCAAGATTTATGCGCCCGTTGTCCTGAAATGGTATATATCTTCCGTCAACAATTTGAAATTCAACGGTAGCGGGATCAACTAAAACAAAACGGGCAACGTCTTTTTTATCAGGTGTTAACAAAAGCTCCCCTGAAATAGCCCCTCTCGTAACTGCTGATAAAAACATTTGGTCAATGAGCTTATCCAAACTCTTTGACCTCTCAAAACCAACTATATTGGGCGTTTTCAATCTCTTAAATAAGAGTTCAATATCTTCTATTGCTTCAGGATACTCTTCATTGCTATCAAGCTTCTTAACAGTGTAAGAATAACCACTGTTACCCAACCGCATGAAGTTCCACAAAGCATAAGATATGTCAGGATGAGCATCCATTAAGATATCAATAAGGTCAAACAAAGAAGAACTATTTAAAGTCCTATCATTTAAAGCAAGTTCTCTCTTTGACCTCCGAGGTAAAGCACCACCAAGCCCACCACCGATTTCATGTGTAGCAACAGATACTCTATTGATCCTGCTTCCACCACCTAATTCAGGGGTAGGTGGACTGGAAGCATCATTACTTCTGGTGCTTCTCGCAAATCTTTGTATGAAATTTAACCTTAAATTATCCAACATTCCCATACAATCATCCTTTTATTTAGGGTAGACACTAAGACTTATTACTTAACGATAGTGGTGAACAAGATTTCTGACAGTCCTCTCTCCTTATCCCACAAGAAAGACTGGTGTGTTCGGAGTGCACCAACATACCCGTTTTCATAATGCCATGCGTCAGTACCTGTTACTGCCGAGAGATTCCTGATCTTTATGCCGTTTACCTCTTTGACATGTTCAGAATGGAGATGAGCACCATGCCATTCTCTGAATAAAGTACGCCCCCATGCCTCGGCTGCCTCATACTGCATGTTACCCTCGATCCTCTTCTTTTCCTTATCCAAATGGGTATACCCGATAAGACACTTACCGAACTCAACATACGTCCTCGATAGCGGGCTTGTATCCACATAGACATGCTGTGAATCTTT